TATGCATCAATGATTGAGTTTGCCGCCAACCAAAAAGATATGTTTGACCCTAATGAAGAAGCAATTTCTTGCTTCTGCGGAGACTAAACATGGATAACAAAGAACGCCAAACCATGCGAGAGCACATCATCTACTTGGCAAATCAGTTGGAGTTAACCCGCCGAGCCAATCAGCAGCAGATCGTCTTCATCAAAAGAATACTAGACCCCGAAGACTTAGGTCACGCCGTCAGCAATGAATGCCGGCAGATCGCATACACATTACTCATCAACAGCTCACATCAAGAAAGAGACTCATGGCAACATCAAGAAAACAATTAAGACTCAGGCCAAGTGCCGCTTCCCGCTGGATCGCCTGCCCTGCCAGCGCCAAGCTAAGTGCGTTAGTGCCTTACCAGCCAGCAGGCGAGGCAGCGCAAATAGGCACAGCCATACACGCGCTGGCCGAGACTTGCTATCAGCTCGACACCGACCCCATCGACTTTGTTGGCCAAGAGGTCGAGGGCATCACAATGACCGAAGAGAATTGCGACTTTGCTTTGGAGCACATCAAAGCAATATGGGCGATTCAAGATGAGGTGGGCAAAGATGGATTCATCAGGGTCGAGGCTGATGTCAAGCTGTACCACACCAATGATGTGCTGCTGCAAGGTACAGCCGATGTACTCGGGTTCTCAAACGTCACAAAGAAGCTCACCATTGCAGACTTAAAAACTGGACGCGGCTATGTGGATGCTGACTCAGAGCAGATGAAGATATACGCACTGTCTGCTATGGCCTCAAAGATATTGCAGCCCAAAGAGATTGAGTTTCAGATCATCCAACCGCACCATGGCGAGAAGCGCATTCACCGCATGAGTGCTGACGAGCTTGGTGTATGGGAGACACAAGTGCTGCTGCCGGCCATAGATGACGCCATCAGCGACAACCCTACATACAGGCCATCAGAGCAAGCCTGCCAATGGTGTCCAGCCAAGCACATATGCAGCGCACAGAAAGAGCAATTCGATATCGTGGCGGCGCAACCCGACATCAGCGTCTTGAGCAAAGATGAGATCACTGCAGTCATGTTGTCTCTCACGCCTGCACAGATCACCGCCATCTTGGACAAAGCGCCACTGGTGGAGAAGTTCATTGAGGCAGTCAAAGAGCACGCCACCAAGCAGATGGAGGGCGGTGTAGTGCTACCAGGCTGGCAGCTACAACCCAAACGCGCCAGCCGCAAATGGATTGACTCAACAACAGCGCGTCAGGCATTAACTGACGCTGGACTTACAGATTCACAGATATTTGAGACTGAATTAATTTCTCCTACGGCGGCAGAGAAACTGCTACCAAAGGAACAAAGAGTTATCTTGGACGATTTAACGGCCAAGGTATCAAGTGGACTCACGCTCGCAAAAGACCGCAGCTTGAGTCAATAATGCAAACCCTGTAACTTTAGAAAGCAAAAAGCAAAATGTTAAATCTCTCATCCGGTGGTGGTAATGGTAATTACATCCGATTCAGCCCACAGGCAAATGCTTGGACAAACAGCCTCGGCGCTGAAATTCAATTGAAAAAAATAGTGTTTGACATCGATGCGGTGCAGACAGGCTGGCTCCAACTTGGTGTCGGCATACGCGACTGGCAACCCGACTCAGAGTTAGGACGCAAGGGAGCACAGCCCACACCTGACCACAAGCGCGGTTTCATTGTCACGTTCTACAACAAAGAGATCGGGACTTGCGAATGGTCATCAAGTGGCGTAGGTCCAAACATGGGACTTGAAAAGCTGTACACCGAATGCGCTGGACAGCGTGCCGCCAATCCGAACAAGTTGCCTGTACTTGAGTACACCGGCAGCAAGCTCGAGAAGATTGGCAAAGGCACAACACGCATCCCAAACTTCACTATCGTGAGCTGGATTGACAAGCCTGCCGGCATGGGGCAGAGCGATGAGGACTATGTGGCACAGGCAGTGGTGGCTCCAGCGCCAGCACCAAAGGCTGTTGCTGCACCAGCCCCAGCGCCTGCGAAGACAGTGATGGCGCAGGCCGTAGAAGATGACGAAATGTTTTAAGTAATAGCAAGTAAGTGCCGAGGTGTAACAGCCTCGGCTTTTTTTTCCTCTAAAAAAATGGCAGCTAAATGCAAGCAGAACAAATAGCCAAGTCGCTAGGCAACGCGAAACGCGCCAACGGCCAATGGGTAGCGTCATGCCCAGTGCCGTCCCACGGCAAGGGTAATGGAGACAAAAACCCATCACTGTCAGTACACATCGATGATGAGGGCAAGCCACTATTTCATTGCCATGGTGGCTGCACTCAGGAGTCGGTATTCCAAACGATCAGGGATATGCAGCTACTGCCAGAGCTGGAAGAAAGACCAGACCCTTTAGCCAACATCAAGCCATTGCCTAAAGTCGAGTTCCAGCAGGAGTGGCAGTATCAGGACGAGGACCGCGTCACAGTGTTTGTTAAGCACCGGCTGCGCGTAGGAGAGTCTGGCAAGACTTACAGGCTCTACAAAGTTGATAGTGATGGCAAGCGCTACCCTACGCTTGGTGACGCACGCATCGTCCCCTACAAACTGCCAGAGCTGCTGGACGCGAAGACCGCGGGAAGAATAATCTATTTGGCCGAAGGCGAGAAGGCAGTAGACGCGCTGATGTCTCTCGGCGTGGCGGCCACCACAGCCCACAGCGGCGCAGGGCATTGGCCCGAAGCGATAACCGAATATTTCGCAGGAGCGAATGTAGTCATCCTGCCCGACAACGATCTGAGTGGCTGGAGCTACGCACGCAAGGCAGCAGAGGCCATCTTGCCAATTGCCAAAGCGGTCAAGGTCGTAGACCTCGGACTGCAGGGTCTTGGCGATGATGCTTACGAATTTATAGAGGCAGGCGGCGGCAGGGCAGAGCTGGCAGCACTAGTCAAGGCAGCGCCAAAGATCACTAGTGTCGATGATGTAACGATACCCGAAAGACTACAGGCTTATCAACCGAATGCGCCAATTGATGTGCCGCAACCACCAATAGAGGACATCGCCAAAGAGTTTGCAGCAGACCCAAAGCAACAGATTGAAGCGCCACCACCCAAACCCGCCAAGACCATCAAGATTGAATCTTGGGACGAGATACAGGACGAGCCAGTCGAGTGGCTGATAGAGGGGGTTATCCCTAAAGGCAGTTTCACAGCCTTATATGGTCCACCAGGCTCATTCAAGTCGTTCATAGCCCTAGACATTGCAGAGGCCATAGCCACAGGGCGCAGTTGGATGGGCAGGCCAGTCAAGCAGACAGGCGCGGTGCTTTACCTCGCTGGCGAGGGCTTTGGCGGTATCGGCGCACGCATCAAAGCCTGCAAGCTGCACCACCAGACCGAGGATGGCGCGCCAATCTACATAGTCAGACACCAGTTAAACCTCAGGTCCAGTGCCGAGGACTTTAACGCGCTGATGTTGGCAGTGGTGCAGCTGGTGGAGCAGACAGGCATGGAATTCAGCCTAGCCATCATAGATACCTTGGCTAGAGCATTTGGCGGCGGCAACGAGAACTCAAGCGAAGACATGGGCGCATTCATCACGGCCATGGGCAAGGTCCAAGAATTCCTCAACTGCGCCTTGATGGTGCTGCACCACAGTGGCAAGGACGCCGCCAAAGGACTGCGCGGTCATTCTTCCCTGCTTGGCGCGGTGGATACAGAGCTTGAATTGCTCAGATTTGACGAGCAGCTTAAGGGCGTGATCACCATCAGCAAGCAAAAGGATGGCGCCGACAACGAGAGATTCGGATTTGAGATGGTGGAGGTAGAGATCAGGCCAGCAGGACTCGGTTTGAGCGATCCAATCGTCAGCCTGGCGGTGCAGGCCAGCGACTCAGCCAAAACAGACCACGCAAAGATGACCGAGAAAAAGCCGCCAGCTAACAAAGATGGTGGCAAATGGCAGCCCTATGAGCTGCCTGCGCTATACAGGGCAATTAAGAACAAAGGTTTCAATGAGGTAGTAGATGGGGTCAGCATGAAAGTGGCAAATATTGACGATTGGAAAGAAGAATTGAAGCTCCAAGCTAGTGCATATGACGCCACAAAGACGCAAATTAATAACGCAATTTGGACAGCAAAAGGGAGACTTAAAGTGAAGAATTTGGGTGGACATTACGAAAAAGTGGCATGGTTAAATCAAGATGTGATGACGAAAATGGCAACTGAGGCGGCTTATAAGTTTAATAACTAACAATCAGAAGCGATCAGAAGCGATCAGAAATCAGATGCTTCAGACGATCAGAAATCAGAATCGGAAACGAGAGTCTAGAAGACTCGTAGTTTCTGATTGTTCTGACAGTCGCTTCAGTTAATTTGGACAAGGAGAAAATAAATGGCAACCAAAGCAAAAAGCAAACAGCATCCAGTGGTGGAGCAGCCAAGCCCAAAGGCAGACCCTTGGACGATTCACGTTCAATCAAAGTTGGTGGAGTTGGAGTCGGTCAAAGCCGCCAGTGATAGGAAATGGGGAGAAAATCGACTGTGTACTTTGGTAAACAGTGAGGTGAGGGAGAAATTCTGGACTCAGAACACAAGATTGCATCAAGCGATGGCGGCTAGAGATCAGGTGAAGTTTGATTCAAGCGTGGCGGGAATGATCAGGGCATATGGCGTGCTGGATCAGATGGCGACAGATGATGGCTGCGAGCCAGCCGATACAGGTATACCGAGGATTGAGTGGGAAATGCAAAATGGCCAGACGATGGTCATTGTGCGAACAGTCAACGAGGCAGTGGCCATACAGAAGTCTCGACAAGAAATATCCAACCATCACATCTGGGCGATGCAGGAACTCGAAGCGCTGCTTGCCGATCCTCGAATGCAGGAGGTGATCAAGATCAAGGCGTTGTTTCCAACGGCGCAGCTCACCAGTTTCAAACCGACATCAGAATTTAAGCCTGGCGGTGCAACAGGCTTTGATGACTTTGTCGATGACCTTACTTTCAGCGACAATGACACCATGGACTACAAGTTCAACAGTAAACAAGCAGAGAGGTTCAAGAATGGATCAAATTAAGCTCATGGTGGCATTTATCCGCGAAAAGGTACTGGACATAGTCCAGCGCGTTAAAACAGCTTTAAAGCGGGGTTAAGCATGGCAGGGACACCAAAGCGCAGAAAGGATGTCGATTTTCTCAACGATATGCCAGAGGAGATGATTTTCAGCATGGTGGAAAGCGGCAAAAGCATTGCAGACATATGCATCGACTTGGGCATAGGTAAGCGTGCGCTAGACGATTGGATTGAGGAAAACGATCACAGTGCTATGATTACGCGCGCGCGCACGCGTGCCGCCGATCTTATGGCCTGCGACACTATCAAGATCGCAGACGGCATGGATGTCGATCACGCGCAGCGCGATGTCCAGCGCATCCGCACTCGCCAATGGCTCGCCGAAAGGTGGGATCAGAAGACTTATGGCTTACAAAAGGCGCAACAGATCAACATCAACGTGCAAGACCTACGCATGGCGGCACTGCGCCATGTCGAGGTCGTTGACGACTTATCCACAGAAAAAAGCCAGTGATGCACACATTGCCCTGTGGACAACT